CTATTCTGTTAGTTTTAGTTTATTTTAATTGGCCCAAAGCGGTCACCGATAAGGTCCGTCAGATCTTAAACCATTGTGGATGGAAATTTGAAATTGATTGTTCAGATCACATCCCGATTATTGGACAAATTGCTTTTACTTTACTGGCTTTCTTTGGTGTTTCCAAAATACCTACTGATAAATTTTATGATAGTCTGCTTAAGCGCATGGATGCTGTTCCTAAAGCTTTTACCGGGATTACTAAGATCTGGGATCAAGCTGGGAAAATGTTTGAATTCGTTTCAGATGAATTTCGCATTTATTTCCTGGGTGAACAACGTGAAGATTTGTTGCTTGAAAAAGGAATGAGTGATGAAGTTGACAACTGGGTTAAACGTGTGAAATTTTATTTGGAAGCTCGCCAGAAAAATTTGCTTGCTCGTGATGAAAAATGCGTGCGTGAAGTTGAAGAACTTTTTAATCAGATGTATCGTTGGAAACACACTCCTTGCATATGGAAATCAATGTCCTCAGAATGCCAACGTGTTATAACTTCAGTCACTCCCTTAATGAATGATTTGTTTAAGTTTGCTTGCCGCAGCACAGTTCACGAAGGTGGACCACGAAAAGCTCCCTTGGCAGTTTTTCTGTCTGGTGATTCTGGTCGCGGAAAATCCGAAATGCTTTATCCTCTTGCTTTTAGTTTGCTTGCTCACCGTAAATACAATATGCAGAATGCTCGAAATGAGATTTACGTTCGAAATTATGAGACTGAATATTGGGATGGGTATGTTGGACAAAAGATTGCTTTCTTTGATGATGCATTTCAAATGCGAGATTCACCTGGAAATCCCTCACCGGAATTCATGGAAGCAATTCGACTCATTAACACTGCCCCCGCTCATGTTCATTGTGCTGATTTGAATGATAAAGGTCGTTTCTTTTCTTCTGAAATTTGTATTTACACTACCAACTTGAAAGAGAAATTTGGAAGCTACATTAATAGTATTAACTGTCCAGAAGCTGCAATGCGTCGCTTGAATGCCAATGCATATCGTATCAAGACCAATCCCAATTTCGAAAAGGAAGTAACGCTTAATGGAAAAACTGAACGTCGTCTTGACCCGGACTTGATCAAAAATTGTGAAAGATGTGAAGAGTTGCGAATTCGCAAAGGCTTGGAAGCTAAATTGAAATTTTGCCCTCATGTACAAATGTTTGACAAGTACGATCTGATCACTGATGAAATATTGCAATGCGATATGTCTTATGGTGATCTCGTTAAACAATTGAAGGAATACGATTCAAATCTTGTTAATTCTGAAGAGGAAAAGCTTTACATGTACGAAAAATTGATTGAAGATCCTTACATTTTCGAGATGATGGGAGATGAGACTGAATTGTTTGAAGATGCTTCAGATTCTGTCCATGATGGTGCAATTGATTTCTTGAGTGCTACTGATGTTGTTGCCTACAATTCGTTGCTTTCTTATTGCTCATATTTAACGACTGCTCAACCTGAAGGATTAGGAATGAAAGATATGGATCTTGTTCATAGTGAAATTAGTTCTCACCCTAGTTTGTGGGC